CTTCATTTTTCAAAAAACTCCAAGACCTCTCGGTTTCTGCACCCCTCAAAGAGAGGTGCTTCATCAGTTGGATTTATTTATTTCTTAATATATCACTATTAGATAAACCAACATATCTAGCGTAATCATAACCTTCACAGTTAATAAATATTTTTTCATCAGTATCTTTATTAACTACACATACACATCTAACTAGACCGTCTCTATTAAAACCACCGATTCTATTTCCAAGTGTATCACTAATTATGTGATCGCAATTTCTAAAGAAATCAAAAGTTAAACTTTCAAAATTTTCATTTTTTAGAAGTACAACTTTTTCAACTATACTTTTTTCAGCTGTTGTATATTCATCTGCAGTGTATTTTTTAACTGTTGAAAGATCACAAGGTTTTCTATAATAAACAACATCCCAAACATCACCTTTTCTTATGTGGATATTATGCTTTATTTTTTTCTTTTCTATTAAAACCTCTTTTGCTTTTTTCTCAGCTTCTACGATAGATCCTTCACCATCCCAATCAAATACGAATGGTTCAACCTCACAAGCGTGAGATTGAAGCATTTCTTCTACTTTAGATTCATATAATTCAGGAATTTCAATACCAGCATCTAAGTTCATTTCATCTCTTTGTTCCTGATCTAAATGTAAGTATGAAGCTTGTATTCTTGAAGAACCTAATTTAACAGCTTTAGCATATTCATAATATTTCATAAGTGTTTCTTGTGAAAATTTTTCTTCAGCATCTTTTTTAGGGCCTGTTGAATTGATCATTCTAAGCTCAGCTTCTAAATTAGATATTGCAACTTTTAAACCAGCTATATAACCATTTTTATAAATTCCATTATCTCTTCTAGAATCACCTACACATAGATTAGATTTTTCAGCTTCTGCTACTTTGTTTTTTAAGATTTCGATTGCTTTTTCCATTTTTTTTTCTCCGTTTTTTTGTTTTTGTTATCAACTATCATATATTACTAAAGCCCAGGGTATTTGGACATGCTTTTTTTCACTTTTTTTCACTTTTTTACGCTTTTTTTAGCTTTTTTGCGCTTGGGGAGTTATTTTATGCTATATCCAGGCTCTTTTATGTCACCTGGAGCATCAACTTTCTTCGAAAGTGTTCCTGTAGGATCTAGAACACAATAACAGTAACCTCTACATATAGACCAACCAGAACCAGGTAAACCTTCACTTTCCCACTCTTCAAAAGTTAAAACTGTACCTGCTCTGCCTTCACAATCATTACAAACTCTATGTCCACTAACAGTTATCCATATAAATTCTTTATATTTATCACCATATGTTTCCATCTGGCCTAATCTACCTGCTTGATTTACTAATTCTTTAAGATTTGCTTTAATCGCATTATTTAATTCACCAAATATACGTCCTCCAGCTTTGAGATCTCTTTGTAATGCTTTACTAATGAATGAAGTTTTTACGCCCTGATCTATAAGTGTTTCTGAGTATTGTGTTATTCTATTACCAAAGATCAATGTGTCAAAATGAACTTTGCTCATAGTATTTAGAACTAAACCTTCCATTGCTGGAGGTAATCCAGCTTCAATTGCTTCAATAACTTCTAAGAAATCATCTCCAAATAATGCTATTAATTCTGATTCTGTCATAATTCTACGGCCCTCTTGATCTTAGCCTCAAATGTTTCAACGAATTTATTAAATTCTTTACCATTAGGAGGTTTCATATTTTTAGGAATGCCAAACCATTCTCTTTTAGGAACTTTTGTACCAGGAAAAGCTGAATTAGGACTATTTGTATATCCTTGATTATGATATGCTCCATATTGTACTTTTCTTTTATTTTTACCTTTTTTTGCATCCATTTTAATAATAAAACTATGTTTCTTTTTTGTCGCCGGAATTTTCTTTGTTTGCCTCATATTTCCTGTCACATTTAGGGGAGGGCCACCTTTTTTGCGTAATTTTTTAGATACAGGTGATAAAGGAGCAAATTTAGCACCATTTATATCCTTGCCAGATTGGACTCCATCTTGGATAGCTTTATTGATCTTATTTCCTAATTGATTTAATGAAAAGGACATTATATCAGGTAATTGTTGTGCTAATTTTGAATAACTAAACTTTTTCTTTGCCATCTTCTAATTCCTGTGCTAATTTCTTACCTAATTTGAATGCTTTTTTGAATGCAGGTACATATTTTGCGAATGCAATTTCTACAAATTCCTTAGCATATTCTTCAGGGTCTTTTAATATGTCTTCTATATCGGCTTTAGGCGGTTTTATCTTGATCTGGTCGTTCAGTTTTCTCAAGTTTACCACGTAATCTACTAAAGACTGGTCCTTGTTTTTCTTCTTTTCCTTCGCCATTTACTTTTTTATTCTCATTTATTATTTTTTGGGCTTCTTCTATAGTTAGATCTTGATTATATTTAACCATTAATCCAGCCTCAGTTATTAAATTCTTTTCTAAATGGAAACTGTCTAAAGCTATTTGATCTTGAACAGTCATCGGATATTCAGGTTCATTAAAGTCTAATTTTAATTTGTTAGGTAATGATATTCCAAATTGAGATGCCAATGCTTTTTCTTTTTCATATAACTTATGTTCATATATCTTCCATAATTCTATATCATCTTGATAATCTTCAAATCTCTCTAGATCTTTGATCTTTAGAGCAATTCCACTAGGTGTTTCACCACCATCTTGTGCAAACTGTACATATAAGTGATTGTTTTGTGCACATAGATCTAATTTCGATTTAATTAATTCTATAGCTTGTAAAACATTAGTTTGAGTTGTAGCATATGTATATGTTGATCCTTCAGGGAGAACTATAGTTTCATCTGATCCTGCTCTCATGATTTTATCATCTGAATAAAATCCTGAAATCACTGCTTGTCCAAACATTTGAAATCTCATACCTAAACCAGCTTCTGTCATTATAATATTAATATCTTCATTACAATTAACTATATCAAATGCACCTGGAGAAATGAATTCTGTTAATTGATGTTCTCTATGAGTAAAGCAAAAAGGTAATACTCCTAGTCCGTGTTCTATTTCTTCTAAAATTTTTCCATTTTCATCATATTTAACATATCTAGTATCATCCCAATAAGCATATTGTAAATCTGCAACTTTGGCCAGATCCTCAGGAGCTGTTAATATAGGATATGTTATTGCTATAGGATGATATGGATCTTCATGGAAAATAGGATCAAAATAATAAACAGGATGGTAATCAAAATATAATTCTCCATTATATTCTTCCATAGTAATTCTAGTAGCGATTGTACCAATCAATCTCGTCATCTTTTCAATATGCTTCATTTTATAATTTTTAACATAAGTTAATTTATCATAAGTGGCATTTACATTTCTATTTGCACCTAATGTATAAATTCTACTCATTCTATTTATAAATCTTTTTGTTATATTAAAATTAGATGGTGGATGTTCTTTAAATGCCGCTATTTTAAATTTATCTTCAATGTATTGTTGAGTATTATCTCCAGCATAATAATCAAGAAATTTTCTAACTTCTCTTCTTCTATGCGCGGCTTTAAATACTTTAGAATCCTGTAAAGATTCTTTTATATATTCCTCTACTGTTTTTGTCATTTTGCTACCGTCCTATATTTAAATTGTTTGATTGGTATGTGACTTACTAAGAAATATCTTAATGCATCGATTCCGTGATCATGAAAACCATCTTTTAGAGGTTCTTCTTTCAAAGGTGTTCCATCTTTATGCTCTGCATATCTATAACTTAATAAATCCTCAGTAATTCCTTTACATTTTTTATCTACATGTAGTCTTCTTTCACCATCTGCACTTTCAATAAATGATCTAATATGAGAAACACCTGCCGTAATAGATCTAGATATTTTATCTCTTAATGAAAAAATTCTTTTTCCAGTTCTCCTGTAAAATAATTCAGCTTCTCCCATTCCTATAGATGATTGAACTTGATAAGAAGCAGGATCTCCATAAAATTTAACTACTTTATATGGCTTAGCCATTATCTTATCAAAAAATTCGTCTGACTTCAATCTTGTTTGATGTATTATTTCATCAATTATATAAATATGATCTTTATCTTTTCTTTTAATTACTTGAAAAAAAAGTGCTGCAGGCATTCTATATCCAAAATCCATAGAACAATATACAGGTTGTGTAGGAATATAAGGAAAATTACCAACATCTCTTGTATCATCAAAAGGGAAAACTCTTCCAGCTAATGATGTAAATTTAGCTCCATATTCTTGATCAAAAATTTCTTTTGATAAATTAGATTTAGCTTCTTCTAAATCCATATCTTTAGTACCTTTAGGAAAAGCATATTCATTTTCCCATGATGGAGAATTAAATGAATACCATTGTTTTTCTTTAGTACCTCTTAAATATAATTCCCAAAATTGTCCAAATCCATCTGGAGTTGATATAAAGATTGCTCTACCTTTTCTATCTGATAATGTTGGTCTTACATAAGCATCCCAAACTTTTCTATTTATTTTTGCAGCTTCATCAATTATAACAAGATCTAAACCTTCTCCAATTAATGAATCAGGATGTTCAGCAGATTTTCCACATACAAAACTACCCCATTCAAATTGTATATATTGTTCTTTTAATGATTTTCTTTTAGTTGGCATATTTTGTTTTATGATCATATCTTCCCAAATAATCCTAAATATCTTTTCACTAGTTCCATAATTAGGTGCAACTATCCAAACTCTTTGATCTGGTTTAGATAAAACTATTTCAGCTTCTTTAGCAGCAGAATGTGATTTTCCCCATCTTCTCCCGCAACAAGCAACAATAAATCTTGCACCTTGAGGGTTTTTATTATAATCAAATTCTCCATTTGGGGGATTGTGCAATCTAAGTTGTCCTGCATGTGGTTTATAATCTATAAAGTTAAACCAATCTTTTTTATATGCATCATTAATCATATATTTTTTATTTTTTTATTGTTGTAATTTATAATAAATTATGATTAAAATACACTAAGATTTTTATTAATTTAATTAGGAGATCATAACACATGATACCAGAAAATGAAGTCAGTGAGACTCAAGAAGTAGTACAAGATCAGTCCGATCAAACTGAAGCACAGCATGATGCTCAGGATAATGCTCTATCAAAGGAACAAGCTTACGCTAAAAAAATGAGGCAAAGAGCGCAAGCGGCAGAAGAAAAACTAGCAAAATATGAAAAATCCAAAAAAGAAAAAGATGAAAAAGAACTTGCAGAACAAGGAAAATATAAAGAAATGTACGAAAAGTTAAAATCTGAATCGAATGTATGGAAAAAAAATTCTGATGATTATATGCAATATCAAAAATCAGAAAAATCAATTTTATTAGAACAATTGCCAGAAGAAGATAGAGAACTTTTTAATGATCTTAATCTTTCTCAATTGAAAAAAGTAGTTTCTAAAGTTAAAGTAAAACCAACTCAACCTAAAGTTGTGCATGGTAATATAGATTCTAAATCTATGGAAAAAAGCTATGATGAAATGACTGATAAAGAACGAAAAGAAAATTGGGGAGCTATGGTAAATAATTATTTCCAAAAAGATCAAGCAAAAAAATAAGTTTAATAGTCGTAAGCCAGCACTCAAAATGAAGGTCTCTGTAAAGGACAGTTGAAAGAGTGTTTTAAAAAAGGGGAAATTTAATGGCAACAACTCATTACGTTCATGCTGATGACCAAACATTAAAAACTGAATTAGATGTATTTATTCCAGAAATTTGGTCTGACGCAATAAGAGCGTCTTTTCATAAAAGCCTAGTTATGGGCAATATTGCAACAGATTATTCTGCACTTGTAGCAGGTGGAGGTGATAAAATTCATATTCCAACCTATAAAGATGTAGCAGACGCTGCTGCTAAAGTACAAGGTGAACCAGTCGATTTCACAACAAATACAGAAGTTGAAATGTCTATAGATGTTGATCAACATTATGTAACTGCTATTATGATAGATAATCTTGCTAAAACGCAAGCTTCATATGATCTAACAACTGGAATTGCAAGTTCAATGGGATATAAATTAGCTTTAAATATTGAAAAAGCTTTATTCACTAAATTATCAAATGGCTTGAATGCAGTCCAAATGGACAATGGTGATGACTCAGTAGATAGAGTTTTAAATAAAAATAGATTATCTCATATTCTTACTTATATGTACTCAGTTAATTTAAGACCTGAAGAATGTGTAATGGTTTTATCAAATAGATTATATGCATCTTTATTTAAATTAGATGATTTCGTTCATGTAAGCAAAATAGGTTCTGTTAATTTACCACAAGGTACTGTTGGTACTTTGATGGGAATGCCAGTTATTCATTCACCAGAAGTTGGAAATGATGCGATTCATGCTGACACAACAGCTGAAGACGGTTCTGCCTTAGCAGATACAAGAAGACCTGGTGGTTATGTTGTACATAAATCTGCATTAGGTATTGCTTATAGTAAAAGACCTACTCCAGTTGCTGAATATGATATGCAATATATTGCTCATAAAATGGTGACAGATGTTATCTATGGTTGTAATCTTTTACAAGATACAAATCAAGTAAGAGCTATATCATTATGTGAAAATGATCAAGATACAGCCGCTGCTTGGCAATCTTAATTAGTTTACATTAATCAATAATAATGGGGCAATGATAAATTCACAAAGACGTATCACTTTCATTGCCCCTATTGTAAAATTAAGGAGAATGGTTTGAAATTAAAACAAGTCAAATTTAAAGGTAATGCACCTTGTGGATACGATGGATATGGCCGAATCGAAGATATTGCTGAAAAGCGTTTAGAAAACTTTCAAAAATCTGGACAATATGATATTGAGGTTGTTGGTGAAATAGAATGGAAAGGTAATCATAATGAGTTTCCTCCTACTAATAATAAACCAACAACAGATAATACTGTAAAAGAAATTAAAGAGTGGTTAACAAATAACAATATTGAATTTACAGGATCTCATGATACTAAAGCTAAATTATTAGCATTAATTCCATAAAATGTCATTTTATTTTGGAAAAAGTTCTAAAAGAAGATTAGCAACATGTCATCCAGATCTACAAAAAGTATTCAATGAAGTTATAAAATATGTTGATTGTTCTGTTTTAGAAGGTCATAGAGACGAAAGGAAACAGAATCAATATTTTTCTGAAGGTAAATCAAAAGTAAAATACCCTATGGGTCGTCATAATACTAATCCTAGCAGAGCAGTTGATGTTACACCTTATCCAGTAAATTGGAAAGATAGAGAACGTCAAACATTATTTGCAGGATTTGTTTTAGGTATTGCTAAATCTATGGGAATTAATTTAAGATGGGGAGGAGATTGGGATCAAGATTTTCAAGTCAATGATAATAGATTTGATGACTTTCCACATTTTGAATTAAGATGAAAGCAAGTGAATATAAAGAAATAGTTTTAACTCACCTTCAATATATTAAAGAAAAAGTTGATGCAAATCATGATCATCTACAAACACTAAATGGAAGAGTTGGTAGAAATGAAAAGATCATATCTTGGATTATTGGTGTAGGATCTAGTTTAGTTTTTATTATAACATGTTTGGTAACATATCTAGGAACAAAATAATCAATGGATTGGCTAGTTCTATTAGAAACCTACGGTGTCCCGTTAGTAGTTGCATGTGCATTTTGGTTATTTATCCAAAAACAAAATAAATTTATTCAAGATGAATTACAAAAAGAACTCAGAGAATCTTTTAATCGTGTAGAATCTATTATAGTGAAGTTAATAGATCAACAAAAGAAAATGCAACTTGAACAAAAAGGAATTGAAAATTCTTACAAAACTTTAGTAGAAGTTATTGCTAAGCTTAGTGGGAATGGTCTTAGGGACAAGTTTTTACGAATGCAAGAAAAAAATGAAAACAAAAAATATTGATCAAAATGGTGTTAATTCTAAATTATCTTTATTAATTTTGTTATGGGTTTTAGATAAACTTATTATGTTAATAATGTTTTATATCATTAAATAGGAGATAGAAAATGGCGGATTCGAATCAAATAGCAAATCAGTTTACTGGTTTACCTATTGAAAATCTAATTTCTGCACCATTATTGGCGGCTGCAGAAGGACAGAAATCTTTAGCATCAACAACTGCTTCATTTATAACTGAAGTTGGTATGGATGATAAAGGTAATACAAAATCAGTTACTTTTAATTATGAAGATGGAACAGAAGAGGTTAAGTTAGATGTTCCATTATTGTCAATTATAAATATACCAAGTTTATGTGTTGATAGTATTGATGTTGAATTTAATATGGAAGTTTCAACTCAAAGTTCTACAAAATCATCTACAGATACAAGTGCGACTGTAAATGCATCTTGTGGTTTTGCATGTTGGAAAGCTTCATTTGAAGGTAAAGTTTCACATCATTCTGAAAGTAATAGAAGTTCTGATACATCTGCTAAATATACTGTGTCAGTTAAAGGTAAACAGGAAAAACCTGAGGGCCTTATGAAAGTTTTAGATATGCTTAATAGTTCTATTGGTAAAGGAACTTCTACAGCAAAATCTGATGGAAAATAATTATAAAAAAGGTAGTTTTTTAGATCATTTAACTAAAGGCTTATATGATGCTGTTGTACAAGCACAAGCATTAGCTGAAAATCAACACATAGAAGCTTTAAAAAAATATTTTGATGGTGATGGTAATCCATTATCATTGGATATAAAACTACCTGATAAAGATGGAAATGATCGAAATGTAAGTGTTCCTTTAGCAACTTTAACTCCTCAAAGTTCAATTAAAATAAAAGAACTTACAATGGAATTGAAAGTAAAATTAGGATCATTTGGGAAACGTAAATCTAAATTAGGTGGTGGTATTTTTTGTAAAGAAGATGCAGGTGCAATAAGTGCAGATTTAGGAGCATCAATATTACCAAAAAGAAATCAATATGCTAATTTAAAAATAACTTTTGAAGGAACTGATCCTCCTGAAGGATTAGTTCGACTTAATAATAATTTAATAAAACAAATACCGTAAAGGAGAAAATATGGATTTTTTAAATAATAATTTTTTAACAATAATTGGTGGAGGATCCTCTGCCATAGCACTATGGCTTTTAAAAAGAATTCCTAACGAAGATATATATAGTTGGGTTGAAACAGGATCTTATTGGGCTGGTACAATGATGACTTTAGGATTAGCTAAATGGAGACTTACACGTAAATTATGGAATGCTACAATAGAGCCATATTTCGTTGATCTTGTTAATAATACTGTAGGCGCTGCTGTTAATGGATTTATAAAAGGATTAAAAAGTGACAACTAATGGCATTAAAACAATTATTAAAATCTCTTAGAAACTATTTCGAACCTAAAAAGAAAAATCCTGTTTCTATTCAAAATGATAGAAAATTAGATGATTATTTTAGAGGTTTAAAAGTAGGTGATATAGTAAGTGGTTTACAATTATCAAAAGATGATGTAAAAATTTCTGGAGATTTAACTGCTAAGAATCTAACTGTTGACCAAATATACAATGAAAAAATAAATTCTTATGATAATTTTATTATAACTGCAGCAGGAGATATACAACTCAATGCTAATGGGTATGATATTACTTTTGCTGTAGGTGGTACAAATTATTTATCTTGGAATGTTCTAACAGGTTTAACTTTTCACCCTGTTGCTGGAGCAGGAACAGGAACTATATTTAATAATCAAGGCAAATTAGAAATAAAAACAAGTAGTGCCTCAGCAGGAAATGTTTATGTTGATTCAGCTAGGCAAATAAGTTTAGATGCCGGTTCAGGAGATGTGTATTTTTTAAATTCAGGAACACCATTTGCTGAAGTAGATATGGATACGGCTGATACATTTAAATTTAGATCAGAAACAAATTATCATTTGCAATTTGAGTCTTCAGGTACAGGAGATATTGTATTTGATTCAGGTGGAGATATAGTCTTAGATAGTCACGATGGTAATTTTATAGCTAAAAAAGCAGGAACTGAATTTAGTGCCTCAAATAGTGCTTATGCAGGTATGATCTTAGGATATACAGATATAGGTTTAAATGAAGCTAGAGCATCGTATAGTTTAACTACATCTTATGTTGTACAAACAGATGAGCATGGTGTTACATTCAAAGCACCTCCAAGTGGCAATGTTGAAATATTTACACAAATCGGAAGGTTTCATGCAGGGAGTTCTGGTTTTGGAGATTTATATGTAGGATTATCTGATGCAAATGCAACATCAGGGTATAATAGCCTTGGAGCACATCATGAAGAAAATATTTTAGATAACAATGGTAGAAATGCAATGTTAACACCAAGTCATACTTGGACTATAACAGGTTTAACGGCTGGTCAAAGTTATACTTATTATGTGGGAGTTAAATCATCATCAGTAACAGGAACACCAAAAATAGAATATGGTGGAACTGGATCAGGTCATTATGCTAGTTTTATTATGAAGGCGACAGCTCTTCCTGAGACAATTTCAACATAGGAAAAATATATATTTAAATTTATTTAAAATAGATTTATATTTACTTATAAAAATGGAACAAAATTTATGTCATTCGTCGGCAAAGAAATAAAGACAACTTATAGAGATATCTTACAAACAAATAATAATAATGGAGGAGTTAGTTCTTCTGTAAAGCAAATTTATACAGGTAAGGGTGATAAAACTGCATTAGCTGTTTCTGATAGACATGTTCATATAATGGAACCTGCAGCTGATAGTACATCAGTATTTAGAGTAAGAAATTCAGATGGTTCTAAGAATCTTTTAAATGTAGATTCTACAAATCAACAAGTTACTGCAGGGAAAAATAATAAATATGTAAATACTAATTGTAGAGAATTTGCTTTATATGATTTTACACCGACTGGAGGATATCATATTCCTATGATCACTAATCCTGTAATGGCTTCAGGATCTGGAGATACATTTGCCCACAACGCTGCATTTGGTGGAAATGGTGCTGATCCAATGACAAGTCTAGATTTTAGTAGTAATGCTACTGTATATTCTAAAACAATGATGGGTAGTATGTGGTATCTTCCATATGCTATTTATATAGATAGCGCATATATATTTGTTTTTTGTGAAGCAAGTGTTAGTTTTAATGTACATATATTAAAATATGATATAGCTACAGGAACAGGTACATCAGCAGGAGATCTTTCTAATGGAACAGTTCTTGCTACATTAGACGGAATTAGTTGTACTAATACTATTATAAATAATCAAGCACTAAATGTTGCTACTGAAGAAATTGAAGCAGGAAAAGTTGTATTTTTCTTTATTGAATCTGCATCTACTACACAATTTAGTGCACTTGGTTCTGTTAATTATCATATAGAATAAAAGGAGAAAATTTATGGGATACGGATCTGCCACAGCAGGAGCTGAATTACCCACAGGTAATGTTCAAAGGAATACACCATCAAGAGGTAAAGGACAAGTTTTATTTGAAACAATTCAAGAAGTTGATTCTACTAATGCTATTCCAATATTTCAATCTAGTGCAACTAAAGGTTTGGCTACTATGGAAGCAGCAAGATCTATGCAAATAGGAAATGCTGGAAATACTGCAGTAGCAATAACATTAGAAATTCCTTATTGGGAAGATGATACTACTTTGAATGCATCAAATCGTTTTTTACAAATGGTTATACCAGCAGGTGAAGTTTTAAATTTACCAACTACTCAACTTATATCAAGTGAAGATGCTAATGCAAATGATGGTACTGTTGTAAGTACTTTAACAGCTCCTTCTACAGATTTATATGTTGATTCAGGTATTAATTTAGGTGCAAATTTAGAGGATAGTGATACTACAGTTACTACTGGTGCTGATGGAACAAATGCTTTTAGGGTAGGTGATTTAATTCAAGTTGGTATTAATGCAACTACTGCTACTAGAATTGAAATTATGCGTGTGACGGGAATCACAAGTACAACAGTTATGACTGTCGATAGAGCTTTATATGGTACATCTGCAGCAGATAAAGATTCTCAAACAAATGGAACTAATGGAGCTGTAAGTGGTGCAAATATACATTTTCCATATTTTAATATATTAGATGATAGATCATTAGGTATAAACACTGATATTCAAGGTCGTTTTCATTCTAAAAACTTTTTTGGATTAGGTAGATCTGCAACAATCGCAGCTTCAGGTATTTTACCAGGATCTGTAGCATTTATGTTTTATACTGAAGCATTTCAATCTATGGGTTTGACAGATGTTGTAGCAGCCACTAATTCAGGATTAACATCAGGATCAACTTATTATATTAATGTAGCTGTTGATGGAGGATCAGCAGATGAAATAGGTTTTACAGTTGGATCAGTTAATTTCGGTGGTCCAAATGGAATCATTTCTAAAATACAAGCTCAATTAGATGCTAATTATTATGATTCAAGTAAAAACTTATTTGGCAAACACGTAACAGTAGGCATAATTAATAATGATATTAGATTTACATATCATGTTAGAGCTAGTGGGAAATCAATCGCTTTAACAGCAGGAACTTCAGGTGGATCTGCAGCTTTAAATTTATTGGCTCAACAAAATGGACGTATTCCAGCTCTTGCTGATATAAGAGCAGCAGTTGTTCCTACAATTCCTCAAGAAACAGTTTATGACAATAGAACATATTCAGAAAGACCAAATTTATCTAGCATTATGTATGATGATGGTAGAGGAAATTTAGTAGGTGCAGGATACGGAACTATAAATTATGAAACAGGAGAAATTGCTTTTACAGGACCTCCAAATGCCCAATTCAAATATAGTGTTGCTCATAGTAGTGGTATCGCAGGAAGAGCAAATGTAAACAAAGGAAATTTAGTTGCAAAAGTTTATGCAAGATCAACAAGTGTTAAAGTTAATACAAAAGTAGCAGTGAGAGTTTTAGGATAAGGAAATAATATGGCTAAAGGTAAATACAAAAAAAGTAAAAAGTCTGTAAAGAGAGCTAAAAAAGGCTCAAAAAAGAAGGTTAAGGCAGGATCTTGGGGTATGACTGGTGTAGGAGTTAGAAAATAATGGCAACCACATCAACAATTAAATACTGTACTACTACAGACTTATTTGAAACATACCCTGGTTTAGAAGGATTTGATAGTAAAGTAAGAATATATGGATGGCAAACCACTGATACTAGTAATTTATATATTGCCCATAATACTGGTACTATTGATCAATTATTTATTAATGGTGAAGAATGTTCAGTTGTAACAGATACGCCTAATGCAGATAATGAATATAACTATACTGCGAGTACAGATTCTGTTCAATTTTTTAATAGCTCTAAAAATCCTTCAGATTATGTAATGGAAACAGGTGGAGATTGGGAAACATTGCAAGCTTCCACTATTAAAAAAGCTTCTCGTATGGTAGAAAGCTTATTAGATTCTAGATTATCAAGAGAAATAATGAAAGATAGAGAAGGTATATATCCAGAATTTATTGTAAGAGCAACAGCTTTAAAAACTATTGTTTTATTAATGAAAGCACATGATCCTGAAAATCCAATTTTAGAATCTTTTGAATCAGAATTTAAAGAAATCATTGAAGGTTATAGATCTGGTGGAATTCAATTACCAAATTCAGTAACTGCGGATAGTGCAAAAGGAGTTATACGTACAGTATCAATTGATAATGCAACAGATTTATTTCCTGTTGAATTAAAAGGATCTTATACATGGGAAGGTTATGATCTTATAAAACTTAAGATATCCACTGCAGGAGCAATTGGAACGGCAAAATATTCAGTATGGGTTAAAAATCAAGATGGACTAAAACAACATAAAGTAGTTGATGATGATTTAATAACAGGCGATTTTGATGTAGTATCAAATAATTTATATGTACGTTTTGCAGGAGATGATGATTCTGCTGCAGTTGTATTAAATGATGAATGGGAAATAGAAGTACATGGTCATGATTGTGCAACAACTATAAGTCAAGGTGGATCAGTCAGATTATCCAGGAGATCTAGTTAGTGCCATTAGTAAAAGGAACAACATATGAAAATGTTTGGTTCTCATTTGTTTTAGATTCTTACAGAGATATATTAAATACAGAATTCAAAGGCACAAAAATTTATATATCACCCATTATAAATAAATTAGATAATTTTCAAATAAAAATTTGGGGATCTATGGCAGAAACTGTAGATTTTGCTCAAGATTCTTGGAATAAACAATACACAACAGATATAAATATTTATTTTATAAACAAAAATCCATCAGAACAATTTTATGATCAGTTCTATGGTGATATAGAAAAAGCATATCAAGTCCTTTCTAATAATATTTCTATTTCTAAAACAGTTGGATCAACTACATTAGGAATAATAGCAGGACAAGTAGAAGAAATAACAATTAATGAGTTCGATGCAATAGAAGAAGAAATAGATGGTTTAAATGTTGCTAAATTTTCGCATACTTGTTTTGTTGAAAGATCTCAATAAAAAGGTTTTTTTTATATACTTTTTTTAATAAGTTATAATTAAATTAGGACAATAAATTTATGAATAAAGACAAAAAAACAGTTAAAACTACAACAAAATATAAGGCTGTTGATCCTATGAGATTTAGCAAAAATTATACTGAAGATTTTCCAAAGTACATTGATCTTTGTAAAGGTGAAGCAGTAGAATTAGATGTCAAAAATCCTATGGTTGTAGATTGGCTAAATAATAATATAATTGTAAAGGAGTAGTAAACTATGGCAAGAGCATATTCAGGAAGAGAATGGAAAGCTATTCTCGGTATTGCTGACGTTGATGCTGGTAGTTCTGCAGGAGCAGTTGGTGCTGATACTCAAGATGCAAATACAGTAACAAGTAGTAAAGCCGCATTTAGAGTTACAAACCCAGTAAATGATATTGCCTGGGACGCTGCATACCAAAGAGCTGAAATTGAAAGAGCAGGTTATAGAGGTCTTAGAAATGATGATATAGTTAATCATTATGGATCAGGATCTTGGACTTGGGATTTTGATTATCCAGTGGATAATGAAGTAGCATTACAAAATTTAATGACTTTGATCTATCCAACAGGATATCAAGGTGCAGCTAATGGAATTTTAACAATAGGATCTAATCCTTCAGTAGAAGATTATTCTCATGGAGCTAATTCTGGAAATAATAGAACTGGTGTTATCTTATTAGAAAATCCTCATACAGATAAAGATCGTTATATGCATTCAGCAATTTTACAAACGTTAACTTTCGGGCTCGATGCGGGGACGAATGGCGGTAGGTTAAATACTTCCGGTCAATTTATGACGGGATATAAACCTGTAATAGAAGCAAATACAGTTACAGCTGATACCACAGCGACTGATTATACTAAAGGATTATTTGACTGTACAACTCATAGCTTTGGTGGTTCTACTTGTACTTTTAAATCTTTTAATATGACTATTGAAAATCCAGCATCTAGAATTGGTTATCAAGGTAGTTCTGGTGAAACTGACGGATATTCAAGAGGACAAGCATTAAAAGTTACAGGAACTTGTTCACTAAAAGCTGATACAACAGTTCAGGCATTTATGGAAAGTAAATGGCAAACTAACACTGCAGTTGCTATAAATGTAGGTAATGGATCAACTATTGATTTTAGTATACCTGCTGCTAATATTTCATCATGGAGTATGGATCAAGCGGATGAAGGTATATTTGTAGAAGTTGGTTGGACAGCCACTGCTGGATCTGGATCTGGAAATTTAGCCGTTATTACATGTACATAATATAAAATGATTTAAATAGAGGAGGTATTTAAGTGATTAAGAAGAAGCTTAAATCAGGAAGAAATGTCATGATAAAAGAAATGGCAATTGATGATATTGATGACATTAAAGATATGTTAAATGTAACTTTCAAAGATGGTGTACCTAATACAGTTACAGGATTAAATAAACAAAAAACTGCTTGGATCAGAAAAGGTTTGGGTGGAGGAGATTTCAAAGATTGGAAAGCTACTCATAAAGTTCCAGATGATGTTATAAAACAATTATCAGATTCTGAAAAAGATGAATTAGTAATTAAAATTCAAGAGGCTCAATCTTTGGGGGAAGAGAAGCCCTCCAGCTCCAACTAAATGTTCTTATAACACAAAGTTGTGAGGGTTGTAGTTTTCATTCTTTTCCTTATTCTTTTAGAAGTGTTATAAGAGATGATAATGATAAATTTAAAGAATTAACATTTTACAACTTAGATCAAGTGTATGATTATATAAATGAAATAAAACATGAATCCTTACAAAATATAAATTCTACAAGTAATTCTGTATTAAAAGATATATTCTATCAACTTCCTTTTTTTACTTGTGTTAATAAATTTCTAAATTCAACTTACCAAAAAGACATATCTAAATATTTATATTGTGAAGATACAAAAACTCCTGCATATGAAGGATCTTATGGAAAAACTCCACTTATTTGGAAAGAAAAGCACTTTTTAATTAAGCAAGCTTTAAGTATATTATACCAAGAAAAAAGAGACCAAATTAAGAGAAAACAACGTGGCCACTAAACAACAACTCATATTAGAATTAAAAGCTAAAGGCATAAAACTTACCAAAAGTCAATTAGAGCAATTAAATAACACTGTTGATGATACAGCTGAAGGAGTAGCTGAAGCTACAGGTTCATTCGCTGCAATGGCAGCAGGTGCTTATGCACTAGGTTCAGCTTTACAATCTGTAATTGCAACAGGAATGGAATTTGATAAAACTATGAGTGGTGTAGAAGCTATTTCTGGAGCTACTGGAGATAAGTTTGCTGAGCTTAGACAATCTGCTTTAGATTTTGGTATACAAAGTGTTTATACAGCTACTAATGTAGCGGAATTGCAATTTGAATTAAGTAAATTAGGTTTTGCTCAAGAAGAAATTTTAAATGTTACAGAAGGTGTTTTAAACTTAGCTGCAGCTACTGGTGAAGATCTAGCTTATGCATCAGAGATTGCAGGTGGTACATTAAGAGCATTTCAATTAGATAGTTCAGAAATGAATGATGTTGTTGATACTATGGCAATGGCATTTTCTACATCTGCTTTAAACATGGATAGATTTGCTAATAGTATGACTTATGTTGGTCCTGTTGCAAATGCTATGGGTTGGAGTATGAAAGATGCTACATCAATATTATCTGTATTAGCAAATAATATGATTCATGGATCTATGGCTGGAACATCATTTAGAAAGATCTTGCTAGATGTTGGAAAAGATGGATCTAAAATGTCTAAAATGGTAGGTTTTCCAATCAAAACATTAGATGATTTCAAAAAAGCTTTAACAGAATTAAAGAAAAAAGGATTTGATCCTGCAACAGAAGGTGCAGATCTTGTAGGAAAAAGAGCAGTTGCCGCATTCTCTGTTTTATTTAATAATATAGATAAATTAGGTGATTCTAGATCAGTATTAGATGATGTTACAGGTGCTACTAAAGAAATGGCTGATACTATGATAGATAATTTGGCAGGTGATATGGTCATATTAGGAGCTGCCGTAGATAATGTATCAATTCAATTTAGTGATGGTTTAAAACCTGCATTAAGAGAAATTACACAATTTATGACAGATTGGTTAAATACAATTGATCCTGGAGATTTAAAAGCCTATGCAATAGGAATTGGTGGAGCAACTACTGCAATAGGTTTTATGAATAAAAAATTGATTATGACTAGGTGGGCTGCTATAAAAGGAACAATAGCTTTAAAGGGTATGAGAGCTGCAATGACATCTACAGGATGGGGAGCATTAGCAGTAGCTTTAGGATCAATAATAGGAGCATTATTAGATTGGTTTAATATCGTAGGTGATAATGAAGATGCACTCGGAGATTTAAATGATGAGATTGGTAATACTGTAAAACAACATTCTAAAGAGAAGAAAATAGTAAATGAGGTTTCTGATGCATATAAAGATTATGAGGAAGAACTAGGTAAAATACAAGGATCATTTAATCTTGACAAATTAATAGAAAAAGTTGATAAAACTAAATTAAATAATTTGAAAAGTGAATTAAATGGTTTGAATACAGAATTAGGTAATAGTAATACTAAAATTGATCAATTTAGAGAAGACATATTTGATCTTGTAGAATCAGGTGATGATAAGGTATTAAGACGATTTAATAGAATATTTAAGATCGATGATACAAATGATTTATTAAATGTACAAGATGTTTTAAATAATATGAAAGATGATTTAGATGAATTTGTCCAAATAACAACAGGTGGAAATAAAGAGCTTCTTAAAATGGGCCTATTTATAAATAATGGTGGAGATTATTTAAGTAGAAATAAAATAGAATATGAAGGAATAAAGAGGGAAG